TAGACGACATCCTGTCGGTAATTGATAAGAAGAATCCTTACGCTTCATTTCTTAATGAAAGCGCACTTAGTAACGTTGATGGATATATTGATACTGGTTCTATGGTATTGAATGGTATTATTTCCGGATCTCTTTTTGGAGGTGTACCAAAAAGTAGAATGACAATGTTTGCGGGCCCTAGTATGACCGGTAAATCATTTATTATTCAGAAGATTTTAGCTAATGCTCAAAAAGAAGGTATTATACCTGTTATCTTTGATAGTGAAAATGCTATTGATAGTCAAGGAGCAGAAAATCTTGGGTTAGATACATCTAAAGTAAAGTATGTACCGACTTTTAGTATTGAAGAATGTCGTAATACTATCTATGACTTTTTAACTAAAGTAAAAGAAAAAGGACAAGAAGGTAAATTTATTATAGCAATTGATTCTCTTGGTAATATGGAAAGTCAATTGCAAATAAATCGTCAAGAAAAGGGTAATGTGAGTGCTGATATGGGTAGTAGAGCTAAAGCTATGAAATCTTTACTCCGTACTTGTACTCAATTAGCCGGATTAACTAAAACTACTATTTTAGCTACTAATCATATCTTTGAAGATCCTGCCGCAATGTTTCCATCTCTAGTAAAAGATATGCCTGGCGGTAAAGCAGCTGTATATTTACCTTCTGTTACTGTTCAGTTAGCTCGTAAGCCTGTTAAAGAAGATAATAATACTGATGGTAAGTTAGCTGTAGCGCAGAAAAAGTACTCCGGAGTGATATTAAGAGCGTTAACTGTTAAAAATCGCTTCGTAAAGCAATATCTTGAAGGTGAAATGTATCTATCGTTTGATAGAGGTCTAAATAAAGTTTATGGTCTATTAGATTTAGCCGTAGGATTAGGAGCTGTAGTGCAAACTGGTGCTACATATCAACTTCCAGACGGTAAAAAACTTGGCTATTATTCTAAATGGAAAGATAATGACGATTTATGGGATAATACTATTATACCTGTTATCGAGGATAAGATTAAAACTGAATGGAAGTACGGTAATAATACGGAGGAAGAAGAGATACCCGACGAAGTAAATGAACTCGACTTTGAATAAAAATTTAGTAGCAAAAAAAGTTATAATATGGCGAGTTTTTTCTATCGTAGTATGTACGTTAACTGCAAGAATATGGTTCGGCGACTGGCATACAACATTATACGGTATATTTTTAACATTTTTCCTTACAATACTGCATTATTGGTTTGAAATAGTATGGGAGCTTATAGTTAATGGAAAAAGAAAGCAGAGAAAAAAACGAAGTTAATCTTAATAATTTTTACCTTAATGAACATGCTCTTAGAGACTGCCTAAAATATAAATTTACCTTTCTTAATATAACAGAGGAGGAAATGTTCCGATGCTTTTATGATTCTGATACATTCTTAGAAAAAATAAAAGAAACGGAACATGAATATAGTAATATTCAAATAAGATTAGGGCCTGAACTACATCACGGTACATTACCATATAGGAAACAGGAGATAAGAGAAAAAGCAAATATTATTCGACCTGTAAGCTTACCAAGAAAGAAACATGTTTTTGGAGAAGGATTAATTAGAATAGTTTTCAATATTAATAATATAGATATAGGTTATATATCTTTTTGCATTTATAAAAAAACAGCTTTTTTAGGTAATATACAAACACTAATTAACCCCTCAGAAGCGACAAATATAAGCCGGGAGTATCTTAAAAAGAAACCAGTTATTAATATTATGTTTTATACATTTAAAAACTTTTTATCTAACCATAACATAAAAGAAGTTTACTGTGCATCAACAGATAATAAATTAGGCTGGCGCCACGACCGACTCGGTCAATATTGGCGTGGGACATGTTATGATAGGCTATTTAAAAGCTTAGGTGGTAAATTTACAGAAAATAAACGTTGGTTATTTGCCTTATAATGGAACGTATATATAATATGGTATGAGTAAAAAATTAAAACCAGGCGCAGACATTCGAGCTGAGAATCCGTCTAAAAGAAAAATAATGGGACGTTCAAGTGGAAAATTAGTATTTAACGAAACAGTACAAAGGATGGTTACACCTAAAATAGATAAAGCTATTGAGAATAATAAGGAAAAAAGAAAGTAATGAGTAAAAAGAAAATTGTAGTAACTCTAAGTGGTGGTATGGATTCTGCTGTTTTGCTTCATAAAGCAGCTAAAGAAGCAGATGAAGTGTTTACTATTACTTTTGATTACGGTCAACGACATAGCCGTGAGTTAGATAATATATTAGATCAATTGTTTAATGCGAAAAAACACTTTGAAAATGTTAAATTTTATAATACGAGACTCGATACTAAATTTATTAAAGATATAGCTCCTACTTCCTCAATAACTAATGATGATATTGAAACTCCTAATGTAAATGATATGATGGGCGAGGCTCAGCCTAAATCATATGTACCTTTTCGAAACTTAATGTTTCTAAGTATGATATGTTCTCATGCCGAGGCTGTTAAGGCAGATGAAGTTTGGTATGGTGCAGCACAAGCTGATAGTTTAGCTGGATATTGGGATGGTTCAGAAGAGTTTGTCGAGCAAGTTAATAAGGTAACAGCCTTAAACCGTGAAAATAGAATTACTGTTAAAGCGCCTCTTATTGAACTTTCAAAAAAAGAGATAATTGAAGAAGGTATTGAGCTTGGTGTTGATTTTAGTTTAACTTATACTTGTTATTCCGGAAAATATCCTTGCGATGCAGAGTCAGCTAGTAGTGCTTTACGCTTAAGAGGCTTTTTAGACGCAGGTTATAAAGATCCGCTACAGTATATACAGCAAGAGAAGCTAGAAAAGATATATCTAGATAATAACTGTAAAAATATTAATACCCGTGACGATTAAGTCTTTCTTGGCGGTAAAAATTTTGTAGTTCTGCTCTTCTCTGATCTTGCATTCTACGAGCAACTTCTTGAGGTGATAGAGCTGATTGTTCCTCTTCTTCTTTTCTTTCATCCCCTCTTTTTAGCTGAATATAAGAAGAAACATTAAATTGCTCATCTTCCTCTTCTTCATCATCTAAAGGTTCCATCTCACCCATTTGATCATCAGCAGGCGCTTCTTCTGGAGCATATTGATCGTTATCATCCTCTTCGTCATCATCGTCGTCTCCAAATACAGCTTCTGCACGAGCATTTTCATATTCAGAAACTTCGCCATCTTTATCTAAATCAGCTTTTTTAGGATCAATTTCATCTTCATACTCTACTGTTGTAACTTTTTTAACTTTAGATTTAGGAAATTTACCACCAATAATAGATTCAATATCGTCATTATCTATATCATACTCAGGTGGCATATTTTCTTCTGGATGTTCATGGGTAAGAAAATCATCTAACTCTTCTTCTCCTTCTGCACCACCCATATCAGCTAAACTTTTTTCTATAACTTCAAGCATTCCTTTTAGGTACTCTTCAGCAACATGATATTCTTCGTATTGATGCATATAATCTAAAAATTTCTTAAATTTAGCAACAGTATCAATCTTACCGCCTACGTTAGTAATATTAGCAATTATTTTTGGATCTATATCTTCAGTCTGTGCCATCTGGTTTAGTACCTTAGCTAAAGAAGCTTTTAAGAGTAATTTTTCATCTTGGATATCAGCATCTTCACCTTTATCAACAGGAGCTGCTTTTACTGCATCCATAGTAGTTTTTTTAATTTCTTGTGCAGTTAAACCACTATACTCTTTTTTCTTATAACCTTCATCTTTTTTAGGTCTTACACCCTTTCCAGTTCTAAGAATCATCGCAACACGTAAAAATTGTGATACTCTATCTTCATCAGTTCCAGGAACATTTTCTGTTGCATAAGCATCAAACTCTTCTCCAAACTTTTCAAACTTCTCTGGACTATCAATGGCTATCTGACCAACTAATGCATTAACATCTTTAGCTGATGGCTTCTTTTTACCCATATCTGGTACTAACTCAGGATGTTTTTCTTTTAAAAAATTATAAAAGAAAATACGAGCATCTCTATATGGTAGCCCGATATTAAGTTTTTTCATCTTATTCATTACCGGTTTAAGAGTTTTAGAAATACTTTCTTCTATAACATCCTCTGACAGGTATTGATGTGTATCTTCAGTGATAAATTGTCTACTATTCCATGAGTCTAAATTCATAATAATATTTATTGATTATTAGCAAATTTCTACTATAATATAGGTATGTGCGGTATATATTGTAGTAATGATCTTAGTACTTTTGAAATACTTGAAGAAGCAAATAGGGAAAGAGGAAACTTTGCTACTGGTGTAGCTTGGATGAATAAAATTAAAAATCAATATGAGATTATCAAATATAGCGATAATATTGATTGGAAGACTGAAGATGAAATACCTCATGATAAAGAAAAAAATTATATATATCTAGGCCATAATCAAGCCCCTACTAGTAGTCAGCGTGAATATGATCCAGATACGTCACATCCATTTATGTACGGTGATTGGATTGTAGCTCATAATGGGGTCTTAACTAACTATAAGCAATTAATAAAGGAATATTTATCTGAACATAGCAGCCCAGTTGATAGTAGTGTTATACCCGCTTTATTAGGAGAGAATGATTATATGACCGGTCCTCCGAATGATGAAGCTGATGAAGTAGCTAATGTAGCTAACGTTTTAGAATTATTAAAAGGTACTTTTGCTTTATGGATATTTAATATACGCAGCTTTAATCTTTATATAGCAAGGCAAGGTAGCACTTTATTTTATAAGGGAACTAACGTATCATCTATTAAAGGGGTAGGATATAAAGAAGTATCTGAGGGTATTATTTACAAATATACTAATGATGGATTTAAGTCAGCTGAAGGCTTTGTCGTTGATTCCCCGTTTTTAACATTATGAGACATATAGCATTATTTTCACAAACTGGGTCTGAGATAGCGGCTTTAATGAAGAATGGATTTATTCCAGATCAGATTTTTTACGATCAGACTGATAAAGATAAAATTAATTCTAATATATGGAAGTGTGATAATACAGTCGATATAATTAAGGAAAAGGTAAAGGATGTAAAATTTCTTCGTAAATGTTTTGGAAATCCTAAAACTTGTTTTATAACCCTTCACGGATGGTTAAATATACTACCTAAAGAGATATGTAAGGAATATGAAGTTTATAATGGTCATCCTGGGTATATAATAGATTACCCTGAACTTAAAGGTAAAGATCCACAGGCCAGAGCTTTTGAATGTAAAGAAAGATATAAATTTATAGGATGCGTTTTACATAAAGTAATTCCGGAAGTTGATGAAGGTGAAATAATCAAGAGTAAAAGAATGCCAAATGTATATGAAAGTAAGCAAGGTGTTATTGATGTATGTGCTAGAATATCTTTAAGTTTATGGATTGACTTTTTAACAACAAAGAAACTAAATGGATAAATTAAAACAAACAGGAAAACCAAGACAATTTGAAACTGGAGCTCAACGTGATAACGCTGAAGGTAAGTTACGTATGAGCTTAGTACCTCATAAAGCCTTAGATGCTGTAATGATAAGATATTTACAAGGTGCTGTTACGTATGGTGAAAATAACTGGCGTAAAGGTATGAAGCATTCAGTGCTATATGATAGTGCTATGAGGCATTTAATGCAAGACTTTCAAGGTGATGACAGCGAAGATCATTTAGGAGCAGCTCTTTGGAATATAATGTGTATGATATGGAATAGAAACAATAAACCTGAAATGGATGATAGAAAAGAATATGAGTAAAGTATATAGTGTTTTTGTTTCAGGTTGTTTTGATATTATACATGCAGGGCATATTCAGTTTTTTAAAGAAGCTAAAAAATTTGGAAAACAATTAGTAGTATGTATTCCGTCTGATGAAGTTCTATATTTGTATAAAAATAGACGCCCTAGTATTCCTATAGAACATAAAATTGAAATATTAACAAATCTTCCATTCGTCGATAAAGTTGTTATAGGTGGTAATACTGACGACGTGGGTTTAAATTTTAAAGATGTTATAGAAAAAGAATTACCCGATACTTTAATTGTAACAGAAGATGATACTTTTAAATCTAAAAAACAAAGTCTATGCAAACGACTAGGAATAGAATATAAACCTCTGCCTAAGACTCCACCTAAATTCGAACCGGTATCTACATCATCTATTATTAATAATATTCTTACACCTAATGATGCACCAATGAGAGTAGATTTCGCTGGTGGTTGGTTAGATGTACCGAAATATTCTATACCGGGAGGACTAATAGTTAACTGCGCAATATCTCCAAAAGTTTCATTAACTAACTGGTCATATGAAAGACAGTCTGGACTTGGGGGAAGCGGCGCCTGGGCTCTACTAAACGGCAAAGACGGTGTAGCAAGTGAATTAGATTTAGGTGTTGGGTGGCAAGATCCCGCAGTTATAAAAGAGACTGGATTATGTATATGGGAAAGTGGTAAATTACCGAAGTTGCATTTAAAGAGAAACGTAGATATACTTACCGGTAAGATGGCTCTTTTATATACTGGTAAACAACATGATACCCCTGGTACAGTTAATTTTAAAAGGGACTTTAATGCTATTAAAGTTGCAGGAAAAATTGCAGCAATGGGGGTAGAAAAAAATGATTATACATTATTATGTGCTGCTATTGATCTATCCTATAAAGCACAACTAGATGAAGGTATGGAAAAATTACTTGACTATAAAGAATGCATTGCTAAAAAGTATTGTGGCGGGGGATATGGTGGATATGGTTTGTATATGTTTACTGATAAAAAAGAAAGAGATAATTTTGTAGCTACAACACCAAATAGTTTAAAAATAGAACCTTACATTAATGAAATATAAAATTTATACAGCAACTAAAGATAAAAAAGAAAATACTTTACTGTTTAAGTCTTTAAATATAGACTATTACAATATTCCTACTCATTATGTTATAACAAATTTATCAGCGATGCTAGAGATAATAATGTTGATGTTGCTGTTTTTATACATGATGATGTATACATTAATACGAGTGATCTACTCCGTAGGCTCGATACTGCTTCAAAAAAGTATACAGTATTCGGATTGGCTGGTGCAACAACCTGCAAAATTGGTACACCTGCTTTATGGCACCTTATGTCTCAAAGGAATGACCACCGAGGATGTGTTGCGCATGGAACGGAAACAAAATATCATTATACTTCGTTTGGTCCTATTCCTAGTAGGTGTTTACTTATTGATGGCGTGTTTCTTGGTATTAATATTAAAAATCTTCCAGTGAATGTAAAATTTGATGAAACCTATCCTTCAAAGTTTCATTACTATGATTTAGACTTTTGCCTTGAATGTAATAAAAATGACGTTATAATGGGTATAGTAGATATACCTATAATTCATAATAGCCCCGGACTTACTAATCCGAATGAAGAATTTTATAAAGGGCAGGAATATTTTATTAATAAATGGAAACAGTAGTATTAGTTACAGGAGGATTTGATCCGTTGCATTCAGGCCATCTTGCTTATTTTAAAGCTGCAAAAAAGTTGGGCGATAAACTTATAGTAGGTGTTAATTCTGATCCATGGCTAGAGCGTAAGAAAGGTAATAACTTTCTGCCTCTAAATGAACGTTATGAAATAGTGTCGGCATTAAAGTACGTTGATAATTGTATACTTTTTAACGATAATGATGATACTGCTATTGAAGCTATTCGTAATGTTATAATGCTGTATCCTTTCGATCGTATTATATTTGCAAATGGAGGAGATAGAACTAAAGGTAACGTGCCTGAGGAAGACCCTGACCTCTTCCCGGATAAAGAAATTATATTTCAATATGGTGTTGGTGGGTTAGATAAAAAAAATAGCAGTAGTTGGATATTACAAAAATGGAAAAAATAGATTTAGATTACTTTGAAAAAGTTTTAGTATATAAGAGTTTAACTGATGAAGAATATCTTGCCGATATTATTACTCATGTAGAGCCCGATTTAATAGCTAATAAAAATATTAAAGTTATATTTACTTTAATTAAAAATTTTTATATAAAGAGAGGTACATTACCTACTTCTACTGAGCTAAATACATATCTAGTTAATGAAGAGGTTAAAAATGCTTTTAAGTCTGTAGTTGCATCTTTTAAGGAGATAGATAAGACTCTTAATAAAGATGAGCTGCTCGAGAATACTGAAAGGTATTTAAAAGAAAGAGCTATATATCATACTATGATGGATGTAGCTGAAGATATAACTAAAGGTAAGGTTGATACAGGCTATATTTTAGAGAAGTTTGAAAAAAATTGTCGTATATCTTTACAAGATGATATTGGTCTAGATGTATTTGAAGATGTAGATGATATTATTAAAGATTTAGATACCGATGAACCTGTAATTCCCTCCGGCTGGTCATGGCTCGATGAAAAACTTGATGGAGGCTTTAGAGCTAATGGTAGAGCATTTTATGTATTTGCTGGTCAAACTAATGTTGGTAAGAGTATATTCCTTGGTAATATAGCTACAAGTATGCAGCGACAAGGTAAGAATGTTCTGCTTATATCTTTAGAGATGAGTGAACTAATGTATAGTCATAGATTAGTATCTGACTTAACTAAAATACCTATTGGTAACTTAAGAACTGAATCTGTTACTCTAAAGCATAGTATTAAAGGAATGAATGGTAAAGGTAAACTATTAGTAAAGGAGTTTCCACCGAATACTATTACATCTCAAAACTTAGCTACTTATATTAAGACAGTTTTAAATAAAGGTATAAAAATTGATGCTGTGGTCCTTGATTATATTAATCTTATGAAGGGGTCGTTAAATTCTAACTTATATGAACGTATTAAATCAGCTGCTGAGGAAGTAAGAGCATTAACATATAAGTTTGATTGCCCTATTATATCTGCAACTCAATTAAATCGAGCAGGATATGATACAAATAGCCCTCAGCTTGAGACTATTGGTGAAAGTATTGGACTTGCTGCTACTGCTGATGCTATTATTGGAATTACTCAAAGCGATGAAGATAAAGAACTTGATATTATAAATCTACATATGATGAAAAATAGATTTGGTTCTAATTATGGTAAGAACGCAATGCGAATAGACTATAAGACATTAACTGTTTTTGAAGATGATACCTTAAATGAAGACGACGGAGACCTTGGTGGTGTATCTGATGCTTTAGACCTGTTGAGTAATTAAAAAAGGGAACTAAATACAATAAATGAATAAGATTCATGTATTTACTGATGCTGATTTAGACGGCGCTGGTTGTTATTTTATGATAAAACGAGCATTTCCTAATGATAATATAACTTATAGTGTCACTACTGAAAAAAAGTTTAGATCAAACGTCCTTGGCTGGCTTGAACGGGATGATTTTAGTAATTATGATACAGTTTTTATTTGTGATTTAAATATTAAAAATGATATTCCTTTAATTAATCAACCAAATGTTATAGTTTTTGATCACCATGCTGAACATGTTGAACATTTACAGGAATATACTCAAGCTAAGCCAATTATTAAAGATTATAGTTCTTGTACACTACTATTATATCGCTCCTTTAAATTAAATGAAAAATTAAACGACTATCAAAAACTTTTAGTTAAAATTATTGATGATTATGACAGTTATACACTTTCTATACCATACAGTAGAAAATTAAATCAAATATTCTGGAATTATACAGGAGACCGAGTTAATAAATTTTTAAATGACTTTGAAAACGGGTTTAAAGGTTTTAATAAATACCATACTAATACATTAACAATAGTAGAGCGTAAAATTGAAGAATATTTTAAGAAAGAGCAGCTATTTAAAGGTAATATAAAAATAGGTGGTACTAATCATACAGTAATAGGAGGATTTTTCTCTTTTTCACCTAATGAAATTGCTGAAAGAGCTTTAGATGAAAATAACGGTGATATTATATTTTTAATGAACCTAAATACAAAGACTTGTATAATGAGAAAGTCTAAATCATGTGATATTCACATGGGCAAATTAGCTGAGACATTAGCTGATGGTGGTGGTCATGAAGACGCGGCTGGATGTTTGTTAAATGACACCATAATTAATATTACAAAGTTATTGGAGCCAGTATGTCAGTAAAAACACCAGCACAGAATATAGAAAGTAATGAATTCGATCATGCGTTTTTAACGTTCTGTACTTTTGTTTCATTATTACATGGTAAAAAAATGAACTACCCTACTGTATTTTTAAAAATCTTAGAAAATAAAAGGCTAAGAGAAATATATATGAATTTAATAAATGAAGATAACGAGTTCGGCGCTATTAGTAAATTTATTGAAACAGAACCCTCAATAACTAAGAGTAAATATATTACTAAATATCTTAATAAACAAAAAGGTCCTTTACTTTAATAAAGTTAGTTGAAATAAGAAGGAACTATTATATAATAGGGGTATGAGTAATATAACTAATACAATGTTCGAGTCAATACGCGGTGCTCTCGCTAGCTCGGAAGAAAAATCGTCGTCAACAGTAGCTAATATTCTTAGAACAGAGCCAGGGAATACTTATACGCTACGGTTATTGCCCTTTGCTAAGGATCCTAGTAAAACGTTCTATCATTATATGCAACATGGATGGAATAGCTTCGCTACTGGTCAATATGTAAGTGCTGTATCTCCTCAAACTACTGGAGATAGAGATCCTATAGCGGAGATTCGTTATAAATTTTATCGTGGAAACGATTCTGAAAAAGCTATTGCGAGTAAAATTACTCGTTCTGAAAAATGGCTTGCTAATGTTTACGTTGTAAACGATCCTGTTAATCCTGATAATAACGGTAAGGTTATGATCTTACGTTACGGTAAGCAATTGCATAAGATTATTGCTAGTGCTATTGATGGTGAAGACGCTGGTGATTTAGGACCTCGTATTTTTGATCTGGGACCTGATGGATGTAACTTTAAAGTTATTGTAGAAAAGCAAGGTGACTTTCCTACCTATGTATCTTCTAAGTTTACGTTTCCTTCTGCGATAGAAGGTTTAGGTGAAGATAAGTTCGAGAGCATTTATAATAATGTCTATGATCTTGAATCTACTTTTACTATTAAAAGCTATGATGATCTTAAAGGTATGGTAGATGAGCATATCTTAGTAAATGATAGTAGTACTGAGCAGTCTACTGTAGCGCCTGTTACTCCTGTTACTACTTCAGTACCAACTCCTCCTATTGAGGATACTAAACCTACTCCTGTTACTACTGAGGGTAAGCCTGCTGAAGAAGATGAGGATATTAAAGATTTACTTGCTGGTTTAGATTTGTAAAATGAGCGACGACGTACCTCAGATTCCTATGCCGGAGTTCTCTAATCCACCGGTAGATAATACTCCGCCACCGGAAGGTGGATTTACGCGTGAGTTGACACCTGAAGAAGAGAGAAATGTTTTAATTAATTTTATGGGTACCCAATATGGTGAAATGCATAAGATGGATAAAAACATAGTCGGCGAATCGAGTGTATTAAAAAGAGGGAAGAGCGACGAGGTTAAGCAGCAAATTACTCAATTGTTGCAGCAACCGGTTCAGCCGGCTGCGCCTCAACCCTTACCTCCACAACCCGAAGTACCTGAAGTTGAGCCTCTACAATCTAATCTATCTGAACCGCAGCCTAGTAAAGTAGCTATTCAAGTACCGGTAAATGTTCCGCCAGATCCTCCACCTAATTCTGATCAAATGACATTTAATTTTGATGTATCAGAAAAAGAATTACTTTTAAATAGTATTCAAACTCTTGCAGATAAAATTGATAATCTTAATAAGATGGTAGTTAGAAATTATACTAAATTAGAAGAATTATCTGCGCGTAAAGTCGTAAAAAAAAAGTCAGTTGAAACGACTAAAAAGTGATACTATAATAAAGAGTATATATGACTTCTTTAAAAATAAAAAATAAAAAAGACTTTGTTAGTAATTTTTTAGGACCAGTATCGAACTTAAATGATATGTGCGTCCTTACTTTATATAAGGATAAGATAGAATGTACTATTGCTGGTGCAGATTCTACAATTGTATGTAAAGCAGCTACTGAAATAGAATCAGATATTACTGATAGTAGAACTTTAAACATTCCAGATATTCGTAAATTAGTTAGAGTATTAGAAATTATACCTGAGCAAGATATTGAGATAAAAATTAACGAAAATAATATTGCATATAATAAGAATGGGTATAGGTTTAAGTTTCATTTATTAGATGACGGCTTTGTTAAATTACCTAATATTAATGTTGAAAAAGTTAATGAATTAGAATTTGGTACTACATTTAAAGTATCTGAGAGTAATTTAACTACTTTATTTAAAGGTAGTGCCTTTACTACCGAAACATCTAAGCTTTATGTATATAGCGATGGTGGTACTATTGCTGGAGAGCTTGGTGATAGAAGTAGACATAATACCGATAATTTTGTATGTACAGTAAGCGATACATTTGATGGTAAAGAGATGAGTAAACCTCTACCTGTTAACTTTGAATCCTTTAGATTAATTAGCTTTAGTCAAAGTCGTGAAATAGATTTCCGTATAAATGAAGAACTTGGTATTATTACGTGCAGTTTAAGAAAGGGTAATGTAGCATTGACTTATGTTGTATCTGCCTTAATTAATTAATATGCTAGATAAAAAAGGTAGACTTAAAGAAAAGCCCATTAGTAATAAACTAAAGACAGCAGGCTATACTATTAAGCGTTTACGCGATAATGGATTCGTTGTTCTTAAAATGTTTAATGCGTATAATAATCAAGATCCGCGAAGATGGACAGTTCTAATTGACCCTGGTAGAACATCAGTTTATATGACATGTTTTCATAATAAAGAAAATTTAAACGAGATTTTATTTGAAATAGATGATGGTGGTGTTAAGTTTAATCGGGGATTCTTTATTAAAACTGATAGCGTTGAAGTATTAATTAGCGCTTTAATTGAAAAGGGCATTCCATCAGACCCATCTGGTAATCCGTTCTATAAAGCTTAAATAGTTTTATAATGGATACAGATCCGGAAGAACAACCTAAAAAGTCTCTATCAGCGCAAGACTGCTTTCCTGAAGATTTCGAAGAGATGGAATCTCTTATTAAGGAAACAATGAAAGATATGTTTAAGCAAGAACGTGTAAAACGTAAGCTTAAAACAGGAGCTGAGACCGAGGCTTTAGCTCGTACTTGCTCTGAATTTATGAATAGCTTTATTATTATGGGATATAATACTCGTAATGAACCTATTGACCCTATATTTTATTGTAGGTCAGAGCTAGAAGCAGATGCATTATCTCATTACTTACAGAGATTTTTCCTATCTATGGCTGAAGGTAAAACAGATTTAGGTGACAAGTTTAGACCTTGATTACTTAAAAATACCTCATAAATTATACATATGAAAGGTGACTCATTATACGTAGCTGAAGATTTTGTAAGTAAAATTCTTAATAAAGATAAAATTAAAACTGTCATTGAGCTCGGGGCCCGTGATTGCGACGATACTCCAGCACTCGAACGTATATACCCTACAGCTCAAATTTATTCTATTGAGTGTAACCCACATCAGGCTGATACTTGTAAGAAAAACTTAGAAAAAACTAATCGAACTACTTTTATTCAAAAAGCTATTACAAATTATTCTGGGTGGAAAAATTTTTATGTATACCCTGATACAGAAGATAATCCTATGGGGCATGGTTCATCCTCTTTATATGATCATGTTGAAGATTTTATGACAATAACTAGTGTTCAATGCACAACTGGCAAGCAGTTAGTAAAAGAATATAACTTAAGTCATATCGATGTTTTATGTATGGATATTCAAGGAAGCGAATACGAAGCATTATTAAGTTTTGAAGATTTTATTAATAATATTGACTATATAATTTTTGAGGATGATGCGCACAGGTATAAAAAACCAGTACAAAACTGCTTACATACATTTTTAAAAAATAATAAATTTGAGCTAATACATCATCAGTCAGACTACTTATATAAGAGAATATTTTAACCTTGATTTTAGTAAAATTTCATATAAAATATATATATGAATGTTTTAATTCTCGGTAAAGGGTACGTAGGTGGTCACCTTCAAAAGTATCTATCTAATCAGCAGACTGCAGATAATAATATTTTTTTTAAATCTAAAAATAATTTAGATTATACAGATTCAGAAATTCTTTATAATTTTTGTTTATCGAAAGATATTGATACTATAGTTAATACTTCTGGTTATACCGGATCACCTAATGTGGATGGTTGTGAAGATAACAAAGAAGATTGTTTTTATTATAATGTTAATGTACCTGTTATAATAGAAGGCGTCTGTAAGTCTTTAGATATAAATTTAATACACATTGGGTCTGGCTGTATATACAGCGGGTACGATAAACAATATACAGAACAAGATACTCCTGATTTTGGTATATACGATCAAGATTCAAGTTTTTATAGTAAAACAAAACATATATCCGAATTAATGTTAGATACAAATTTTACAAATATTATTCGGATTAGAATGCCAATTGAACATAAATTAACTGATAAAAATCTTCTTACGAAGCTTATAAAGTACCCTAACTTAATTGATTTTGCAAATAGTAAAACTGATATGAATCGGTTATGTCAATTTATATCTATTGTTATTAATAACTTCAAAGCCGGTATCTATAATGCCGTTCATAGTAAACCGTTAACGACTAGAGAAGTTGTAAAAATTCTTAAAGATTATGATCTTGAAAATAAAGATTGGAAGTTTGTAAATTATGAAACTCTTAATATAAAATGTAACCGCAGTAATTGTGTTATAACTAATCAAAAAGCAAAAGATGACTTTAATTTTGATTTTGGAGATGAAGAATATTACTTAAAACTAAATGCGTCTTTAATAAAAAAGGAAAAAGAATGGCTAAAGCAGAAATAGTAGGTTTTACAGCAGGTAATTTTGATCTTCTACACCCTGGCTACATATATACGTTTGAAGAAGCAAAACGACATTGTGATAAATTTTTAGTGTTTTTACAAAAAGATCCTTCTGCAACAAGGTATACAAAATATAGGCCAGTTATACCATACTATGAACGATATAAAACTCTAATAGCAATTCAATATATTGACGAAGTCTACATGTATCAAACAGAGGAAGAATTAATAGAACTTATTAAGTTTTTTAAACCAGATATTAGAATATTAGGAGAAGATTATATTGGTAAATCTTTCACCGGTGATGATTTACCTCCTAAAGTAATTTATACTACTCGATCGCATGAATGGTCAACAACAAAAATAAAAGACCTTATAACAAAACAAACAATTAAACAAAATCCGGATATTTTAAATGATAGTAAATAAGAAAATTATTGTTACCGGTGGGAACGGTTTTATAGGTTCTCATATTGTAGATAAATTAGCTGATTCTAATGAAGTGCATGTTATTGATAATCTTTCTAGTGATGCAGCGGATAAACACTACTACAATAAACGGGCAATATACCATAAAGCAGATATAGCAGATTATGAAGCTATAAAAAATATTTTTGAAGGAATAGATTACGTCTTTCATTTAGCAGCTGAGGCTAGAATACAACCTACTTTAAATAATCCTGTACTTGCTGCCAAGAGTAATATGCTTGGAACATGTACAGTTTTACAATGTAGTAGAGAGGCTAATGTTAAAAGAGTTATATATAGCTCTACCTCATCTGCGTATGGTTTAAAAAATAAACCTCCTTTGCAAGAAGAAATGGATAATGATTGTCTTAATCCATATTCAGTTACTAAAACTGGTGGTGAAGAGTTATGTAAAATGTTTACTAAGCTCTTTAATCTTGAAACTGTAATATTAAGATACTTTAATGTATATGGAGATAGGTCTCCACTAAAAGGTCAATATGCCCCCGTTGTAGGTATCTTTTTAAGACAGACGATTAATAATGAACCAATGACAATTGTCGGTGATGGTAATCAAAGAAGAGATTTTACTCATGTTCAAGATATTGTTGAGGCTAATATAAGAGCCGCCGCCAGTGAAAATAAGAAGATTTTAGGTAATACTATAAACGTTGGTACGGGTATTAATTATTCTATTTTAGAAGTAGCTAATATGATTGGTAGTATGACAGTACATTTACCTGAACGAAAAGCCGAGGCTAGTATAACGCTTGCTAACAATAAAAGACTAAAGGAGTGGTTAAATTTTATACCAACTGACAAACTTAAAGAATATATTACTGGTTATGGAAGATAGACGAATTTTAGTAACTGGTGGTTATGGATTTATTGGTGGAAATTTTATTAGATTTCTTAGAGATAACTTTCCTAGCAGCTATATAGTTAACATTGATAAGAATAGCTATGCCTCTAATAAAGAATATGTAAAAGGTCTTTGTGATGAGGAGCATGCTGTTGATCTTAAAGATTCTTTATTTCTTGAAAATGTCTTTCTTAAAAATGATAAGTTTGATTATATTTTTCATTTTGCCGCTGAATCTCATGTAGATAATAGTATTACTGGCCCGTCAGTTTTTGTCGAATCTAATGTATTAGGTACTCAAAATCTTCTAGAATGTTATAGAAAAATTAATAATGGATACGGTAAATTTGTACATATCTCCACTGATGAAGTGTATGGTCACTTAGGTTGGAATGACCCTTCATTTACTGAAAAGACCCCATTGTCCCCAAGGTCTCCATATGCTGCTTCAAAGGCTTCTAGCGACTTAATGTGTCTATCATATATAGAAACTTTTAACTTAGATATTAGTATAACACGGTGCTGTAATAACTTTGGACCCAATCAACATAGTGAAAAATTTATACCTACAATTATTAATTCTCTTAAAGATAATAAGAAGATACCAGTGTACGGTGAAGGGTCAAATATAAGAGAATGGATACATGTCCATGATCATAATCTTGCAGTCTGGACTGTAGCTACTACTGGTAAGCCTGGTGTATATAATATAGGTTCTGGAAACGAACTAACTAATCTTGAACTGGTAGATATTCTTTGTAAAATTTTTGATAAAGATATGGACCATTGCGTAAGATTTGTTGAGGATAGACTTGGGCATGACTTTAGATATAGTATAGACAGTAGTAAAATTAGAAATGAATTAATATGGGAACCATTATATAATGATATTGAAAAGGAACTCAGAGAATATGTCGAATACTACTTACAAAAAGGCAGGTAAACTTTTTGCTGTACATCATGGTGATTACGCCGGTCAAATGTTTGCCTTAGTAACGATTGAGGAACACAATTATAATTTTCTATCAATGCCTGAAATGAAAAATATCTCAGTTTCGGTTAAGGATTTTGATCGCGGTATAAAAAAAGAAATTATACAATTTGTAGAAGCATTACCTAAGGATATTTTTAAAGTAATTAAAGCACAATATGAAAAAAATTCTAACAATTGATGGTAATAATTTAGTACACCGGGTATACTGGGTTGCTAATAATATGGCTAAAAAGTCTGATAACTTTCATGTCTATATGTTTCTTAATGCGGTAAAAAGCTATACTGATATGTATAAAGCAGATACAGTTATATGTGTATGGGATGAAAAACCTGATTATAGAAAAAATAAACGTAGAGATCTTTTAGAAGAATATAAAGGTAACAGAGATTATGATTCCAGTGTTCATGATAAAAATGAGCTTATTAAAGAACTTTTACAGCTTATGGGTATACCCTCTATATACCCCCGTGACTATGAAGCTGATGATGTAATTGGCTTTATAGATGGTTATTTTTATGACGATGAGCATATAATTGTAACAGTAGACAAAGACCTATGTCAGCTTATCAGTGAGGATACTGTTGTATATGACCCTATTAGAAAATATGAAATTAATTTAGAAAATTTTACCGAGAAACTAAAGTATGACCCAGAGGATTTTATTAAGGTTAAAGCTTTACAAGGAGATAAAAGCGATAATATACCCGGGTTAAAAGGGTTCGGTAAAGTTAAAATTGGAAAATTCTTAGATGGTGTTATAAGACTTACCGAGGAAGAAAACAAAATTTACACTCGTAATTTAAAATTAGTTACTCTTAGTAAAGATTTAGAGGAGGAAGACTATGTTATTAAGCAACTTAAAAATTGTTCATTTAAATCAGATTTTACTGAATTTATTAGCCTTTGTAAAAAATGTTGGTTTACTAATATTTTAAAATATGATCAAAAATGGTTTACTACCTTTTTTGAAAAAAATAGATTAATTGATTTACTATCTTAAATAATTATATGAGCAATTACAATCCAAATGATTTTGTAAACCCTACACAAGTTAGATCTCCATATACTGGCGAGACTGCAACACCTTCATATAACAGCTTTGAACATCAAGGCAATACGTATCAACAGGCTGTTTTTTCTGACCCAGTAACAGGCCATCTTATTAAAAAAGGTATAGTTAGTATTAAAGATAAAGAAGGTAAAATAGTGGCAGATTATAACTCCGTATTAGGTAGTTCAAATAACGTTACACAAAGAAGTTTAGACAACCTTTAAGATTGATAATCAACTAATTTATACTATAATAGGTGTATGGTACCTATTCCCGAGCAATATGTAATAAAAGTCTTATACGAAAATATCTATAAGATTACATATAATAAATTTAATCATACTTATAATGGGTGCTGCCCTATCTGTAAAGAAGGCGATTCATGGGGCCGGAAAAAGCGTTTCTACTATATACCTAAAAAGGAATTAGCATATTGTCATAATTGTGGCTATAGTAAAAAGCCTTTACCGTTTATAGGCGACGTAACTAATAAACCTTTACAAGTTATTTTAAATGAAGTAAAGGAGCTCGATGTAGATATATTGCCAGTTATTGAAGAGCCGCAAGAAGAAAAAAAGATAGTTAATAATGAGACATTGCCGAAAGATTGTATAAACTTATCGGATAAAGCTCAATTAGAATTTTATAAAGATAATCCTGTAGTTACAATGGCTTTGCATTGTATAGAAACTAGGCGACTTAATAAAGGTATTAATAGTCCTAAAACATTTTACCTCTCGTTAAATGACCCCGTACATAAAAATAGATTAGTATTGCCTTTTTATGATGAAAATAATAAAATTATATATTATCAGACAAGAGGGTTAATTAATAAAGATTTACATGATAGACCGAAATATCTTTCTAAGATGAATGCGGTAAGATGCCTGTATGGTATTCATAATATTAATTCTAATATTGATAGTGTGTTTATATTTGAAGGCCCGATTGATAGTTATTTTGTAGAGAATGGGCTCGCTACTTGTGGAATAACTGAGCGTAGTAGTAAAATATTTACTGCTCGTCAAAAAGACCAAATAAATGGACTAAGATTTTATGATAAAGTATTTGTATTGGATAATCAATATCAAGATACTGCTGCTTTAAATAAGAGTATAATTTTAGCCGAAAATAATGAAAAGGTTTTTGTGTGGCCGAAAGAATTAAAGCAGTTTAAAGACTTTAATGATATATGCGTAGCTGGTAATAAAGACAAAATAAAACCCGAATTTATATTAAAAAATACTTATTCAGGTCTTAAAGCTAAGCTGTTGTTAACTGAAATTAAAAATAATTAGCTATGATAATCTGTATTATCTCGGAACTCAAGCTCCTCTTACGCATCTACTGTTAACGCGTCAACTGTTACATCATCGTAATCGTACTCTTCATCGATGCCAGCCTTAACAGCTTCAGCCTTAGCAGCTGTGCTATATGCTCCAATAATTTTAAACTTACCACCCCAGCCATCTTCAACATGAGCTTTAACAATGTATACTTCTTTCATACTATTATCATATGCACCGTCTTCACCTACTATTTTAGTATAGGCTTCAAAAATTAAGTTTTTGTCTTTATTCATATTAAAAATCACCCTCTATAAGTGAATCGTATGCTTTTCTTAATTCAGGGTCATTAACATAAGACTCTTGCTTTAATACATCAACAGCATCGAATACCTTTTCAAGTATTTGATTTATCTTATCTTCTAGTTCTGGTGCTTCTCCTTTAAGTTGTTCAAGTAAATTTACAGCACCTTCTGACGATTCTTCATTTTCACTGGGAGTCTTGTTAAATTGAGCATAAGCTTCAAAAATTAAATCTTGATCTGTTTTCATACAATTATTTATTAACTGAGATAAAAAAATAATTAAATTTGTCTATCTATTGGTTGTGCTGCAGCGCGTGAACCGCCACCTGTACGAGTACCAGTCGACATAAAATCTACATACTGGTTTAAAGTCTTAAGCTCACTGGCAATATCTTGTAAAGCTTTAACCATATCATTAGCCACTGAAGGGTCATCTATTTGTTCATTAATAGTTTTTTTACCACTAACGTAGCTTTCAAATATTTTTGTCATATCGTCCATAATTATATAATATATTTAGTTGTGTAACTTACGCTTTCTTTAGCAATTTCTTTTTCAGCATCCCCATAAGCATCTCTTCCGAGGGCGTCTCTTTCATGAGCAGTTAAGGACATTCCATCTTTTAATCTTTCTTCAGCAGCTTTAATTAAAGCATCGCCAGCTGTTCCCATTCCTTTAACTTTCTTTAAAAGCTCATCATCTGAAAGGTCACCAGTCTTATCTTCATCATCCTGACTCTTCTTTCTTAATTTACCGGTAACAGGGCATCTTTCTGCCTCTTCTTCCGGGTCGTCTTCATAATGATCTGCAACTGCTCTTGCATGTTCTTGACCTGCTCTTTCTCTCTCTTTTTTCTCAATATCTACAGGTTCTTCTGGTTCGCCTTCTTCATTAGATTCCATGTCTTCAGTATCTATAGCACTAGGACGTTCGCCTTTTTCGTAATAATCATCACGTTCTTTAGTAATATAAGCTCTTACACTTTCTGTATCATCAAGTTTTAAGTCTTTTATAATATCATCTACATCATCGCCCATTTCAATGGCAGTAGCTATATCTTTCATTTTACTTTCTTCGAGAGTTTTAACTTGATAAGCTTCGAATATTAAACTAGTATCTTTATCAAACATTATATTCCTTAGTTGTATCTATATTTTGGATCATTAGCACCTGCTAAATAACCTTTTAAAATTTCACTTAACGACATTACTTCCATTGCAACTCTTGCCATTTTCTTTGTTTCGGCATTAGCTATGCTATTATAGATTGTATCTGACTCTGCAGAATTAATTTTTGTTGTAATACTGCTTTCGGTACCGTTAACATATTCAGCAAATTTATCCATTTCAGTAACCCAGCTTTTAAGCTCATCGTACATTTGTCTTTGCTGATCAGTCATAGTTGTTGATGTTGCAACGTCTTCTACATCAGCACCAAGGTCGTCGCTGGACATGGTATCTAATTCTGCATCAGCAGCTTCTGTATCGGTAACGTCAATATCTACGTCAAGCTCATCGTCTTGTTCACTTAACACCTTTTTAAATCTTTTACTGTAGATGGTCATATTTATATTTATGCTGCGACGTATAAATATATACATGAAGCAACGATTATTTGAAGATTCCGAAATGCCGGATGTTAGTAGACAGGTAACTGGCATAGGGACTAATACAATGGATGCCGGGGCAACCACTCTTGGAGACTTTACGCGCCGCGAAAACGGACTACCTAATACACATGATTCTGGAGTTGCATACCCATTAGATAGTATTGATGATATTGCTGCTGATGCTTTTTTGAATATAAGCAATATGCAGCGAGACTTAGAGATAGCAAAAAGCAATCCGGTCTTAAAAAGCGATAAGCATCAAAAAATAATAGATAAGTTAGAATTAAATCTTAAAGATATTACTAAATCTTTACTTGATTTTGATAAAACCTTATCTATAATTAAAGGTAATGAATAGTATTCTTAAGGTTTTAGCTTCTTTTGGATTAACCATTGGATTGAGTACACTTATAGCTCTTTTTTTCTCTAGTGAACTCTTCTGGTTAATATGGACTACAGCAACTATTTTGCAATTTGTTGCCTTTTATTTTTATAATCGTATCTATACAAATAGATTAATTAAAGATTTAGAAAATATAAAAGTTGATCAATTAAAAGAAGCCAATAGAAACATGGTACAAGTTAAATGTCCATGCGATGAAAATTTACAGCAAGCTGTTGATTTTAGATTTGATCAGGTAAATATTTTTGACTGTGTAAAATGTGGTAAACCAGTTAAATGCGATATAAATGTAACAACAGTAATGGTGACTGAACCTATGTACTTTGACGATAAATGAAAGATTTAGAATCCATAACTAAGGAAGTGGCACCGAATTTTACAGCTCCTTTACCAGTAGAAAAAAAATTAGAGATAAAAGCATTGCTTAATATTTTAGATAGTACTTTATCTGTTGATAAACGAGATTTATTAGCAACTGGTATTGCATCTCGTGGATGGAAAGATCTATCAGTATTAAAGGTATTAAGAGAATGTCTTTTTTTAGAAATAGAAGATCTGCAAGTATCTAAAAATACTGAAGATGCTAACGTTCGCCTTGCAACAAATCAAATTAAGCGTAATTTAAAAAGTCAAGTTGATACTATTATTAATATTTTAGAATCTTCAACCAATAAGAAAGAAAATTTTTATTACTTGATAGGTGTTGTGCTCGCTAGTTTAGAAAAAATGGAACAGTAATATTATAGGAACTATAGTATAATTTAAGTATGTCTAATAAAGAGAATAATAAAAAAGTAGATAAGTTAGAGGATACGCAAGATTTAGATTATCTTGCCCGATTTGCTTGTTTAATGTATGGTGTTAATGTAGCTGCAGATTTTGCCGAAAAACGGGGTATTAATACTGAAAAGAATAATTCATGGATTAAGCCAATAGTTTTTCAGAAATATATTGATGAAAGATACGAGGATATGAAATTTAATATTAAACAATCACTAGAGGGTAAGGAGAATGAAATACATTCCTGGTAGTACTTTTTTAAATAGAACACAACGGCATAGAAAATACTTTAAAAGAGGTATACCGTATAGTTTAAAAATAATTCGAACCTTACCAGATTCGTCTAGTTTAAAATATGTCTTTACTGATCAAACAACTGGTGACGATACTGATATTATTTTTGAAGATGCAAGGCAAGCAGATAAATTTTTAGAACAATTTTTAACTAAATAACATGAAATACGAAAACATAGATGAAAAGTTTGTTTGGAAAGTGCCTACTAAACCGCTGGATATAGAAAAATTAGTAAAAGTTAATAGCGAAATGCGTTATTACCACTTTGACGTACAAGAGATTAATGTACAAGATCTTTGTAAACAAAATGACTTTTTTGATTGGCTATTTAAAAAGCATCCATATCGGGCTGGTCTTGTTAAAATGGACCCGAATACACTATATGATTGGCATGTAGATCACCTTGAAGGCAGAACCATGAGGGGTGTATGTATTAATGCCGTAGTTACAGATTCACCTTCCTTAGTTATGTTTTCTGAAAATATAGAAAAACTTGCAAGCCAAGGGGGTAACGAATGGCAAGCTGATATTGTACCTTTTACATACGAGAAAAACGAAGTTTATATATTCAATCCAACACAAAGCCATTCAGTTTATAATTTTGAAAATACAAGATACTTATTTAGTTTACAGTTTGGTGAAAATGTGCATAGATTAACCTATGAACAACTCGTAAATGAAGTAAAGACAGAATATGTCGCAGGAAAGTAAATATTTTTTAAAAATTACAGATGTAGATATTAATTTATCTAATTTACAACCTACATCTGAGTCACATAATTATAATGGGTTTTATATATACCCTATGATTGATGATAGCTCAGAAGAAAAATTTATTAACGATAATGAGTTTTTATGTTGGCTAAATCAACGCCACCCGTTAAAATGTGCTTTAATTAAAATGAATCCTTTTCAGACTTATAATTGGCATAAGGACGTAAGACGAGGAGTTTGTATAAATGTTTTATTGGATCATAAAAATTCATATACGTTATTTTCAGATGATGTATTAGAAGGTTCAAACGGACTTTATGGCAATATAACAAAAATGAATTATGAACTAAATAAATTCTATTTGTTTAATAATCAAATACCTCATTCAGTATATAATTATGAAGGGGAGAGGGTACTTTTTAGTATAGAGTTTTTAAATGAAGATAAGCACCAACTTACCTATGAACAGCTAAAAAATGAGATAGACGAGTATTTTCTGTGATTTTTATGAAAAACGGTGCAGGAGATTAAGGGAGACCCCATTTGTTTTGTGTTAGGTATATATTGGTATACCTAAAAAACCACGGTTTTAATAGTAATCCCCGTATACATCAGTGTCATTCTGAGACATATCAAATACATCAGTTTTACTAAATGTATCAACATTGTACTCATCATACTCATCTTTTTTAAGATCTGTTTGTGGATTAGTAAATCCGGATAATCTACCTGCAAAGCTATCTTCATAAATTTGCTGATTACCAGAGATTTGAGTAACGAAATTAGATGTCCAAACCTGACTAGATAATGTACCTACTATTGCACCTGTTGGTTTAAATGAAGGTTGACTACCAGTACTGAAGAATGTATCTGGCCAAACTGCTAGCCAGGGGTAAGGTGCAGAATCTGATGATGAAGAACCTTGATTAACACCTTGCTTAAGCAGATCCCAACTCGCTGTAGCACTAGAGGTACCTAGATTAGTACCGCCTGCTTTTTGAAAAATATAATCATCTCCATCACTATTTCTTGTCCACTTTAAAGTACCGTTATCATTATTTAAAATATATGTTCCCTCTATTTCCGGTACTCCGTAGTCTAAGAAATCAAAAGTATTAACAGCTGTGGTTGCTTGGAATGGTGTATTTTTACCATCTGATGATGATAGATATTGAAACTGTAAATATGGAAGTTTCTTCCTATACGGGTCAAATTTGTCTATATCAATAGTTTCTTCATTAATAAATTCATTTGAATAACCATCAGAAAAGATTCTACCTACACCATATGCTGTAACTCCATCATAACGAGTTTGAGAATATCTCTCACCAGTTATTATACTAACAGTAGTATCTTGATAATATGGCCCAGTATCTACATATATCTTACTATTAACTAATGCGCCGCCTGTAAATGGTATACCAGGCTCGAAGCTATAATCATAACGTTTAGCCTTAATTAAAAATACATAATGGCCAGCTAAAGGATTAATTTGAGATATATCTTCGTCTAACTTTTCAGTTATTTC